CATCACCGCGGCTCGGGTAAGCCCGGCGGTAGGCGTCGTAGTAGCTGTACATCTTGCCGGCGCTCCAACGGATCGCGTAGTACGGCCCGAACGCCTGCAGCCAGGTGACCTGCTTCTGGGCCGAGCTGTTGATCTGAGAGCACGAACGGTCTACTCCGCGGTAGTCCGGGTAGTAGATGTAGTAGCCCAGCGCACCCATGTCGAGCGCCGACTCGAGGTTGGTCTCCCCGCGCAGGTAGTGGTTCGGGATGGAGAACTCCTTCTCCGCCGCATCGATGACCGGAGTGAGCAGCGCCCTCGCGTCACTGGTTCCGATGGTGCCGTCCACATCCAGCGGCTTACCGGTCTCGGGATCCTTGGAGACGCCCTGGAACTTCTTCACCGCGGCCATCGTGGCCGGACCGTAGATGCCCTTCTCGGTATTGCTCAGCGGTCGCAGGTAGCCCAGCTGCACCAGGACGAGCTGGTAGCCATAGCTGCCGGCACAGGTCGCCCAGGCATCCAGGCTGACCTCGGCGTTGGTGCCGATGTTCGGCTTGCCCTTGATGTACTCATAGCGCCAGGAGCCGTTCGCCTTGCCCACGCTGTTCCAGGCACCCCGACCATGGGCCGGCAGCTTGTTGGCGGTATCGATGAACGACTCCGGGTCGACCTGAGTGCAGAGCATCAGAGCATCGTCACTCTCTGGTTGACCACGACCTCACCGTAAATCAGTCGCTGCCGCTGGTTACCGGCGTACTCACTGCCGTCGGAGACGGTGACGAACAGGTCGTACTTGTAGACGCCGGGGATCAGCGCCGCGGTCACAGTGTCCTCGATGTGCAGCTGGAGCAGCCCGATGTCGCTGCTCACACCGATCTCTGGGATGACGCCGTCGGGCAGCTCCTCGTCTGGGGTGGACAGGGAGAGCTGGGTGGCTCCGGCCATGTTCTTGATGTCCAATCGACATGGCGAGCGCACCTTGTACGGCTCATCGAAGTCGTCGGTGTAGATGACCTGGGCCGACCAGTCCTCGCCCTGGTCGATCTCCATCGGTACGTAGGCAGCTCCCATTACGGCAACTCCGTCATCTTGTTAGCGATACGACCTCGATAGCCACTAGCCAGCCCCGAGGTCTTACCGGTCTTGAAACCAGCTCGTCGTGCTGAGCTGTCCCTGCTCAGCAGCTCAGCATGCTGCCGCCGCGCTGCTCTGCCGCTGATGACCTGAGACACCCGCGCATGGCGCATTCTCGTCTCCACCCGCTCCTTGAACGCGCGACCGCTCATCGTGGCGAGATCGCGAGTCGATGAGTGCTTCGCTCCGAGCTTCCCCATATTCGCCTTGCTCCGCAGCAGTCCGCCGTAGGAACCACCCCCACCAGCCTTGACCGCACTCGGCAGCCCCTTGCTGACTTCACCATGCTCAATCCCGAACGCACTCTTCATGGCTCCATCGTCTCCGTGCTGGCTAGTCGTCGCTGGCGGCTCGCAATGCCGCGATGTAGGCGTCTTCGTCCTCGCCGACTACCAGCACCAGGTTCTTCTGGACGACCGGGTCGACCTGCTCCAGACCACAGATCTTGGCCCGCTGGTTGATGATCTTGATACAGGAGTCGATGGATTTCGGGTCACCCATCATGGCCGCCGGCCAGGCCGCCGCCTGCAGCTTGTCCAGCCTGAGCAGCTCCTGGCCGAGAATGGACTTACGGTCCATGTTCGCCAGGTACGCCGCGTCGTAGGCATAGCGCTCCTCGAGCAGCCGACAGACATCGCGGTCGGAGGTCAGGCCCATCACCTCCGCGATCTCAGAGAGCGACTTGCCGCCCACCCTCAGCTCGTACGCCTGGGTAGCCCGCTCCCAGGCCTCGTTGCTGTGCTGCTTGCGGACGGGCAATCTCTTCTTCCCCGTACGGGACTCGATATCGGTCACCCTGGCCATGACGGAACGCCTCCAGTACTTCATCCACGGTGGTGTGGCCATTGTCCACCAGCTTGAAGATGCGCCGGCGAACCCGACCAGATGTGCCGGCCCAGACGCCGTACTCCTCGCGACGGGTCAGCGCATGATGTAGGCACTCGTAGAACACCGGACAGACATCGCAGAGCTTGGCCGCCCTACGCACCTGGTTGATGCTCATGGTGGGTTGGCCGTCTTCGTCCCCGAAGTAGTAGTCGACCCCTACCCCCTTGCAGTGCGCCTGCTCGTGCCAGGCCGGGTAGAGGTCGGCGATGTGGTAGCTGACCCAGCGTTCGTTCTCGGCATCCGGGACACGCTGTCCCGTTCTGTCCAGGAACGCCTCGAGGCTAGAGCTGGAGCGATCTGGCCCGGTCGAGGACGACGATGCCGTAGAGGCCGATGCAGACAGCGTCGTACCGGTCCTGCTTGTGCTCGCCCTCACACAGCGGAGCATATGCCGGATGAGTCACATCTATGTAGTTACTGATCTGATCTTTCGTGGCGTTTCCGTTCCCGACCACGTCGCGCTTCCACACCTTGTTGTCCACCAGCTCGACCCGGACGCCAGGCAGGATGCTGGCCAGTACCGCTCCCAACGTCTGGGCCAGCCCGATCGAGTACTTGTGGTTGTTGCCCACGATGACCGACTCCACGAACACACAGTCGGTCTGGTAGCCATGCACCGAGGACTGGGCAAACATCCCGATCGAACGCAGCTGAGTATGACGGGACACGTTCTCCTCGGCCTCGAACACGTTGGTGTGGTACAGGCTGAAGCCAGCGTCACCATCGGTGAAGGTGGCCACCGCCAGCTTCCGGACACCCAGATCGATGCCGATCAGTGTGGTCACGAATCTTCCTCCGGCCAGTACTGGATGACGATCTCATCGTCGCACTCGACACATCGATACAACTGGTAGTACTCCGCTTCCTTACGTTTGGTTGCTTCCGCGAAGTACGCCTTTTTCCCGATCGGCCGATCGCTCTGGACGTGCCGGTGCGGCACCACCCTGACGTTCTGGACTCGCTCGGCCGTAGCACTGCCGTTGAGAGCTCGACCGATCAGATCGACGATGTACGCCGAGCGCGGTACTAGCCCACGTTTGGCCTCAATGGACACTAGTGTGTCATAAGGCACACTGATGTGGAGCCTCGTTGTGTTCATGTACACAAGCTAGCACACCGATGTGGAGCCTTGTTGTGTCCATGCACACACGTTGACACAACAAAGCACACTCGAAACATTCCTCTAGTACTAAACGTTGCACTATCCCATTCTCCCGTCCACCCACCCCTACTTTATTGGTATCGTCTAGTCCTTTGTCAAGTATGAGTTTCTAGTGAAGTTAACGTTGCCCATGGGAACCGACGGTTGTTAGTCGTTACCGAAGACCCTGGTCACTGGATAGATCTCATCGTCCATGTAGTCACCGAAGCCCCACCATGGTTCACCGTCCTGGGTGTTGCCATAGATCTCACCACCGATCGGACGGTCTGCTTGGTCGATGAACTGGAGCTCTTCCAGGAACGGTCGGTGGATAGCACTACCTGCTGGAGCCAACAGGTTCGGTCCATCGATCACCGCCAGACCGTTGTACAACGACCCATCGATGATCCGGTCCACCTTCCCCTGGCCCGGTGCACCTGGTGGTACGTCTTGTTCTCCACCTAACGTCTGTCCCTCGGTAGGGAACAGCACCCAGTCCAACTGCCACTCGTTGCCCCAGTGGTTGATCAGCAGGTCACGGACCCAGTTGTCCTTCAGGTTCAGGTTCCAGTCCGCCACCACCAGGGCTCCGGACGGCTTCAGCTTGTTGATCTGGTACGTGACGTACACCGACCAGTTGTGCAATGAGGACAGGTACGCCAGCTTCCGCATCGCCCATTGCTTGTCTGGTGTCTGCCAGTGACCTTCCAGGTTGGGCGGGAGATTGGTAACGCTGACCAGCAACGTGTACTTGGAGTCGGTACGACGTAGTACCACCGTGCAGCAGTAGATCGGTCGAGACTTCTGTCCACTCAGCCGGTAGTAGGTGTCGTTGGTCAGCTGTTTGACCGCACCGTAGATACGCCGCCAGTCCGACATGTGCCAGAGCACCGCACAGTTGTCGCTGTTGTCATCCCTGGGCGAGTTGTAGTACCCCCAGCCCTGCTCGGACAAGGTGGCCGCTGCCTGGTCGTTCTGCACCTCCGTAACGGTGATCACGCCGGCCTTGGCCCGCCACTCATCCATGTCGGTCTCGAGCTGTTCGGGGGTACGATCAAACCGACTACTGCAATGAATGTGCCTAAACTGCGGAAAGTAGGTCATTAGGTACTCTAGTAGTGAGATGCCGCGGATGCCGCTTGAAGTGCATCCTGATCGCTGCCTCGTTGATACCCAGCACGTGAGCGATCTCGGTATTGGTCCAGCCCTGCTCCTGAGCCCGTGCCACCATCGTCCAGTAATCCTCGTTCGCCTGGTCACGAGCCATCCGTGCCGCGGCCAGGATGTCCCTGGTCAGGGTCGTCATCCCTCCCCATTTCCTGAGTCGTAGCGTTGTTCTGTCAACAGTCTCTCCTGGGTCAGCCGTCGACTGCCCAGATCGGCCATCATCTTGGCCATCTCGATGAACGAGCGCAGTGGTCCGGTACGGAACTTGTAGTACGGACTGCCCCTAATGACCCGTCTGTTCAGTTCCTCCCAGTGGATGGCCATCTCGATCTCCTTCGCCCGCGCGTAGTACGCCGCCGCGACCTCCATCAGATCCAGCACTCCGTCCAACGAGTCAGGTGGGTCGGCTCGGCCGAGGATGATCGAGGTGTAGCCCGCGAACTCGTCATAGATGTCATCAATGTCAGGCAGCCCGGCCGGCGTCTCCACATCGGTCAGCCGACGACTGAACCTGGTCGGTGCCATCACGGTGGGAGTGACCCTCACCGCGGACTCCTGTCAATCACCGCATGTCGGACGAGCACGGTGATCTCGTTCAGGTCGATGTGGATCTCGATGGTGTGGTCGGGATCGATGTCCAGCAGCTCGCAGACCTTCATCAGAGTCTCGATGTCGATCACCTTGAGGGTCATGCCACCTCATCCCAGTCCCGGATGCCCAGACAACGGTCCCGGAACGGGCAGTACTGGTACTGCCAGCCCTCCTTGTCGATGCATTTGCCCAGCGGCTCATACAACGTTCTGGTCAGCAGGTTGACCCACAGGTCACGTGCGGTGTCGACGATGTCATCCATCGGCAGCTCATCGCGGTGCACGACGATCTCGGTGTACTCCTGATTGTCCTTGTTCTCGTAGATGAACACACCCTTCTCACGCCCGGTGGACAGCAGATAGGTACCCATCTGGAACAGATGCTCGTGCTTGGGACCGAATGTCATGATCGAGCTGAACCCGTGGCTGCTGATGCTTTTCAGCTCCACGACAGACTCGTCGTACGCGATGCCGTCCATAGTGCCCACCAGGCCGTAGTGGTCATCTCTGATCGGCACCTCGGCTTTGGTCAGCCAGCCCTCGGTCAGGCCGGCCATCTGCCAGCGCAGATGCATCATCACACCGTTATGGCAGCTCAGCGTGCTTTTGGGCGACTTGGCCAGCTTGGGCATCCCGAGGAAGACGAACTGCTGATAGCGTGGGCAGCTGCCTAGAGAGCTGGCGCTCACGGTGCCCTGCCTGACCCGATCGCTGGACCGAGCCAACTGGGCAGCGGCAAAGTCCAGTGCCTCGCGGGAGTACCGCGGGTGGTCATTGTCGGCCAGCCAGGCATCGTGACGCCGGCTCACCACCAGGTCGGTCCTGGTGTGCTGCACCGTCTGACTGAATTTCACGCCGGCCTGCCATAGTGCTCATGCAGGTACTCATCAGGCCCGGCGTATACCGGCACTCCCATCACGGTCTGCACACTGCCCCTGATCATCAGCCCGTTGTCCTCGCCCACATGCTTGTGCGCGTAGTCGTGGTGTTCACGACACAAGTAGATGTGATGGTAGGTTTCTCCCGCTTCATCCAGAATTCGTCCACCCCGTGCCCTGGTCAACTTGTGGTGCAGCTCGGCTGGCTCGCGTCCGCACTGGATGTACAGCGGCTTGAGCCGATCAGACAGCACCATCGCCTCGCACCGTTTCATTGATCCTCCTCACCGTGATCAACATGGTCAGGCAGCCCGAGTCGTACAGCTTGCCCAGGATGCCGGTCAACGACTCGGGTGAGCCGTCGTACTCCTTGTGCCCCGATACCGCCTGGCTGGCCGCCTGACTGACCAGGTCGTCCAGGTCGTCGTACGGCTGTCGTTCGGCAAGCTTGTCTGCGCTGATCGCACCCACCCCAGCGATGCTGCGCAACCCCTTCCTGATCGCCTCCCGAGCGACGTCGCAGGTGTAGCCGGCACCGCTGCGGTTGATGTCCGGGGCCAGCACCTTGATGCCCCTGCGCCTGGTGGCCCGCAGGTACTTGTTCTCCTTCGCGCTGTCTCCGCTCGAGGCGACATCGAGCAGCGCGGTATGGAACTCCAGCGGATGCTGGCTGGCCAGGTAGGCGCAACGATAGGCGGTCAGCCCGTACACCGTAGCGTGCGCCCGGTTGAAGCCGTACTCGGCGAACCCGGCGATGGCATCGGCCAGGAACTGCTGGTCCGCTGCGCTCATCTCGATCTCCGCGCAACGGTTGGCGATCCAGTCCTGGTACGACTCGATCACGTCGCCGGCACTGTCGATGTCCTTGTTGCTGGCCTTGACCGCCTTCAGGAATGCGGTCAGGTTGTCCGCGTCCATCCCCAGCCCGCGGAGTACGTCGATGACCTGCTCCTGGTACAACAGCACGCCCTGGGTGTCCTTGGTCACCGCCATGATTAGGGGATGCCGTAACGGGGTAGCAGCCTCACCGTGCTTGCGTTCGATGAACGCACGCGTGGCACCCGTCCGCATCACCGACGGACGGAACAGCGCCATCGCGGCGATGACATCACGGATCGAGGTGGGTTGGAGATCGCGCAGGCCACGCATGGTGGCCCGGCCCTCGAGCTGGAAGATGCCCTCGGTGCCACCGGCCCGGATGAACGAGTATGTCGCGGAGTTGCGCAACGGCATGTTGTTCAGCTCGGTGATGGGCATTCCGAGCATCCGCAGCGTGCGATCCAGCACCGTCATGGTCTTCAGACCCAGGGCGTCCAGCTTGACCAACCCGAGTTGCTCGATCTGTTCCTTGCCATACTGGGTCACATAGCCGTCGACCCCACCGGCCCGGGTCATCCTGGCCATCGGCACCAGTCGCGCAAACTCATCCTCGGAGGAGGTGAGCACGATGCCAGCCGCATTTGTGCCCATGCCCTTGTATAGTTTGCGCTCCGATAGTGCTGATAGCATCTCCTTGTCGCCGGCGGGCATCTCCAACCAACTGGATGCCCCGTTGTCCTTCTTGTGAGCGGCGGTGAAGTACCGGACGCGAAGAGATCCTCGCTGGGACTCGCCGAACTCGTCCTCGGCCTCCGCCAGCGAGTAAGTGGCCCACGATCCGATCTGATGAGCCGTGAACCGGATGTTCAGCATCTCGAGTAGCTCGTCACGACGGTCGTGGGCCACGTCCAAGTCGATGTCCGGCGGCTTGGTCCGGTCCTTGGAGAGGAAACGCTCGAACCTGAGATCCCACTTGATCGGGTCGACGTTGCTGATCCCGAGCATCCAGCAAACCAGAGATCCGGCCGCGCTTCCACGGGTCTGGAACATGATGTCGTTCGATCTCAGCCAGTCGGTCACGTTGGCCACCAACAGCATGTAGCCGGCCATCCCGGCAGCCGCGATCACGTTCAGTTCCTCATCCAGCCGTACGACGTAGCGCGGTGGGGGAGTACGCGGTGCGAAGTGTCCCTCCAGCGCCGCTCTGGTGCGGGTGACCAGCGCGTCGTGTGGATGCTCGACTATCTGCGGAACCGAATAGGCGTAATGGTCAAGCACACCGATCTCGAGTGTGTGTCGACCGAGGAGATCCGCCAGCCCTTCCATTCCGGCAGCAAGGCGACGTTTGCTGTGATGATCGGCGATCCATCGGTAGTCCGACAGATGGAAACCATCGCCGGGGAAAACAGCGTCATCCGGGTCGGGCCCGAACGCGATGAGCTGCTTGTACCCATCGTGCTCGTCTCGGTCGGAGAGTCGGAGGTAGTGGCTGTCCTGGGTGATGACGACCGGCAGACCAACAGTCGCTGCCAGCCCAACAAGCGCATCAGCGAGCTGGTCATCGTCGGTCCCCTCATCGTGGACGATGTGGTGATTCTGCACCTCGACGTACACCGAACCGGGGAACCACGACGACAGCGAGTACAGGTACTGCAGGGCTGCCGGCTCCCCGTGTTGGAGCAGGGTTTGAACCAGGTACCCGAAGTAGCACCCGGTGGTCACCGCCAGCCCCGTAGTACGTCCGGTCTCCGCGAACTCCGCCAGCATCGCGTAGTCGCAGAGAGGCCGATGGAAGAAGTTCCGGTGGGTGGCCGTGGACAGCGCCACCAGGTGCTCATAGCCCTGCGTGGTATATGCCACCACACCCAGGTGATACATCGTGGACTTGAAGTCCTTGCGGGCCCGGTCGATCTTGTACTGGGCGGTGTCCGGCACGAAGTACAGTTCTGAGCCCGGGAACGGTGCGATGCCGACGTCGCGGCTGGCCTTGTACAACTCCACAGATGCGGCCATGTTGCCGTGGTCAGTGATCGCGAGCGCGGGTTGGCCCAGCTCGGCTACCTGGGCCACCATGTCCTGCACGGTCGGCATCGCGTCGTTCACCGAGTACCGGCTGTGTGCATGTAGATGCCAGAACGGCGGGGTGGGAACGATCCTCATCCGTGGCGTCGGGATGATCCTCATGACCGTCTCGTTTCGCGTGAAACATTGGAGGTGGGTGAGGCCGGGAGAAGTCAGTAAAGCCGGCCCCACTCACGTCTGTGTGTGGTCAGCGCTGGCTGTTCATCAGCCAGTCGACGACCTCCTTGGTGGTGCTGAGCTCGGGCGGCGGGGCATGGCCGGTGTCCTTCTCGATCAGGTCGACCAGGGTGCCGTACTGCATCGCACGCAGATCGGCCTCCTGGTACTCCGGCTCCTCAAAAGGGGGCTCCTCCTGAACTACCTTGATGCGCCGTGGAGCCGCCGTAACGGCCTGCTTGACCTTCCGTGCCACCTGAGCCTCGCTAGGCCGTCCAGCGGCCGTCTGTGGCTTCCCAGAGCCATTCCCCCAGGCGTCTTCCCATTGCTGGGCCACCATCGCCTCGATGTCCTTGAGCTCGTAGCGGCTCAGGTCGATCTCGGACTTCATCCCGCCCTCGACGTCAAAGTCGTAGCGGTCGCCGGCGGTCTTGTACCTAGTGATGGTGTAGTCGCGGTCGGTGATGGTCTCCAGCCGGTCGTACCGGTTCTGCAGCTTGTCGGCTACCGCGCTGGCCACCTTGAACACGTTGACGTAGTCAGCGCCGTTGTAGCCCTGCAGCACGTTGAACGCGATACGACGACTGGCCTTGGACTCCCGGTCGTTGCCGGAGTTGCAGCCGATGCAGTCGTCCTCACCGGTGCACGGGTAGGAGAACCCGCCCGCGTTGTAGTGCTCCCAGTAGTACTTCCAGTCGTCTGGCTCCTGCAGGATGCGGAACGTGGTGTCCCCGTCGCGCAGGTACTTGATGTAATCGCCACCGGCTGCCCGTCCCGGCTCCTCGGCTGCCTCGGAAGCCGTCTTGGTGAACCTCAACTCAAACACCTACTTTCTGGGCATACCGCCGCTCGGTGAAGCACTGCCTGCACTGTCGCCAGCCGTTCTTGCTGACGTAGGTGTTTTCGGGCGTGTACTCGTGGTTCTTCGGGCAGTGCGTCTTGGCCTTGTTCCTGGCCGGGATGGTCTCCCCGGCTAGCACGTTGCCTCCGATGGTCGTAATCCGTAGGTGTTCGACGTTCACGCACGCTCGGTTACGGCACAGGTGGTCGATCACCTCGCGGGGATAGTCCGGATAACTGCCGTACTCCAGGAACCACGCCACTCGATGGGCGATCTGCAGCTTTCCCTGGACGTACAGCTGTCCGTATCCATCCGGGCGGATGGTGCCCGACCAGGGCACACATTCACTCATGTCTTGCTCCTCATCTGTTCGACAGTGGCCTCGATGGTTTCCATGACGCTGGCGTTGACGTGGCGGATTGCCCTGGTCCTGGCCTGGTCGCTGGTCTCTTGTGGCCTGATCTTGGTGATGGCTTCGTACTTGACCCAGGCCTTGTCGCGGCCGACCTCGATCTGGTGAGTGATGCCCACCGTGATCTGGTCGCCCTCGTACACCTCAGTGGCCTCGGTCCCTCTCGTGGTGACTTCGTTCATCTAGCTGACCTTCCAGATCCTCATCTTTCTGTTGGTATGTCCCGTCACGGTTCGACCGGTCCACTCCACCAGATGGAGCCGACACAACTCCTTGCGCCGGGTTCGCAGACCGCTCGGACTCTGCGGGTTGTTCGGGAAGTACTTCGGGTACTCCTCGAGTAGTTCTTCGTCGGTGCACGGCCCGATCAGTTCCAGCGCCCGGAGCACGTATCCACGATTGGTCTGCACGTTCGGTGTCACGCTGGCTGCCGCCTCCCAGGAGGTCTCCGGGTCGCTCGGCCGGGCCATCGGGACGATCTTCATGCCCGACGCTTCCGGTTGATTCGTTCCCCGAAGTACTCGGCCAGCTCGTC